TACGTTCAGGAGCACGTGATAATCTGTATATGACAAGAGCATCCTCAATCATTCTCAATTGATTAAGTGATTTGATTGCCTTGTGCATAAAGCTCAAGTGCATTCTCTTGTTTAAATCTTGTAGACCACTTGAACAAAATGCTACTGAATCTACAGCCATTTTGATACCTTGGGAGTTAGACATGTCTCCCACTGGTCCCATTGCACCACCTCTTAGATATCCTCTTGGGTTGTACAAATAGTAATCAATATAGTTACCCCATTCCATTTCAAGTGCAGTTCCCTGAACTGACTTTGCTAAGGCAGCATCAGGTGGACTACCCATCTTACCTAATTTTTGTCTGACCTTACGCATCTTGATTGCATCAACATAACGCAATTCAAGAATACCTCCTTTAGGGTTGTCTAAATCTACTACCTTATGATAAAAAATCCGTCCGTCAATGTACCACGAACGAATTATTTCATGTGCTCTGTTATCAAAGTTAAGAAGTCTTTTTATATAATCAAACTCATCCCTAACTTTTTTCTTGATACCCATACCAATATCTAGATTCTCTAGATTGATATCCACGCATGAGTCATTGTTATCAGAAACAACAAACTCATTCACGATCTCGTCAACAGCAGAATCCACCTCAGGATGAAGAGCCATATCCCTATATCTACGGATTAGCTCGTACTCATTCCTTGCGGTGGCATCTGTATCTACGTATGTCCCAAAGTAACCGCCAGCTGCAATAGAGACTGGTTCATCTGCAAGAGGTGGAACAGGTGATTGTCCTTTCTTTTCAGACTTGCGATTAATCTGGAAGCCAAATAGTTGACCCATTATTAATTAACTCAAGTGTTTCCTACTCTTATTTATGGGATGGCGATTCCGCTTCTTCCAGCAGGAGCTTCAGTATCTCCAACTGTCCAATAAGAATATTGGAATTCAATTGTAAATTCTTCAATCTGATCGTTGCTATCATAAGCAAGATCAATTGCTGAAGCACTAGTTGGGAATGCATACCATAATTTATATGCTCTTAACTCGTCACCACCAGCACTATCATCTTTTTCAAGTTGTCTTACAACAACTGTACGACCATATTCTGATGGGTTGATTAGACCAGATGTATTATTCTCATGTGAATTGATTTCATTCAACCACTTTTCAAAATAAGAACGTGTTCTCATGTCCTTATCGTTAATGAATGTAGCTGACCAGTTATCAAATGTTCTGTCTCCAGCAATCTTAACTGATCTTCCTCTGAATGGAACTTCAATAACACCTACGTTAGATGAAGGAAGATTAGCTGATTTACACATGAATGATACAAGTTCTTTATCAGCATCACCAAGGTCACCCTCAGGGAAGTTGATATCAACTTGGAACATATTAGGGCGTACACCCTGACTTACCTTGGTTAGGAAAGTTGAAACTTTACTTGTGACTGCCATTGTTTTAAATTACCTCTTCTTATATATTTAACAAAGTTAGCGTTAGCGTCCGACTACTTCAGCGAACGAAACACCAGTGCGTGTAGCAGTAAATGTTACGGTTACGTAGTTAATGGAACGAGCAGGTTTGATGAATAGTTCTGCAACGAATTCGTTACGATCAACAACATCTGCTGTATTATTTGTACTATCACAAACAACTAAGAAGTCAGTGATACCCTGCTTTGCAACGATCTCATTAAGATAAGAATTAATTGTTGCAAGGAATCCAGAACGAGTTGTTTCATCATTAATTTCAAAGAGAACTCCCTTACCAAGAGCTTCAACTCTCTTCTCAATATTAAGGAAGAGACGGCGAACATTGATTCTATCAAATGCGGATGGAGAAGCGAGAGCAGTCTTATCACCAAATAATACTGAACCAGATCCAGGGAATGTAACTATTGGGTTAATTCTGTTCTGATAAAGCTCGTCTCTATCTGCCTTGTTAGGATTGTATGCTAACTTAACTACGTTGCGAAGACCACCACGTGATAGTCCAGCAGGTGAAATCCAGTCAGCAACTGTTGATGAAGTATTAACACATAGTCCAGCAACGTCACCATTTGTAGCAACCCAACGATACTTATCATTGAAGCGGTCATACATGTATTTGTAACCACTGTCAAGAACAGCATATGATGTTGATGTTACAGCAGTGAAGAAGTTAAGTGTATTAGTTCTTTGCTGTACACCAGAAAGAGCAGAACCACCTGTTCCAATCTGATTACCTTTGTAAGGAGAAACGAATGCAATAGCATCCTTTCTAGCAGCAGCGATTGCTGTTACTTTCTGTGCCTTAGAAAGTGTATCTGTCTCACTACCGAATGATCCACCCATTAGGATGAAATCAACTTCAGTCTCTTCTGTATCTCGGAAGAGATCATAAGCAGAATTTACTTCACCAGCAGTGTAAGAATAATCATCAGTACCACCAGTTAATGATTCTGAATGATTTGCAAGAAGAAGGAACTTATCTCCAGATGTAAGTGTTGATGATGCAACACCAAGTACCTTACCACCACCACCGCTTACTGGTTCAATTGTACCAGCAAAAGCAGCACCGTGGAAGATGTACTCTGACTCAAGATTTACGACATCTTTATAGTAAGTAGCAGAACCTTCTGAACTCTTACCATCAGATAATTTAGAGAGATATGTAAATCTTTCTAGAACTGTATTAGGAGCACCAGAAATATCTCCAGTTGTGTCAATAACAGCAAGGTGAACTTCATCATAGGATATGCCACGTGAAGAAGCATACTCAGAAGTACCAGGACGAGGACCAATTGCAGCAAGCTTCAATCCAGTAGAACCAATCTCTGTATTGGTATACCAGTCTTTAACTGAATCAATAGCAATATTATCGTTTGTTACTGTACCAACTGTAACTGTTAGGTCAGCAGTAGCACCTGTACCTAGATCAGCAGCAGCAACTGTTACTGTATCTGTAGCAGAATATCCTGTACCACCATTAACAATTGTTGTTGAAGTAACTTGACCATTTACATCAATGATAACTTGAAGTCTTAGTCCACTACCAGTACCACCTGTAACATCTCCTTGGTGTGTACCATTCTGACTACCAAGACCATTGTAAGCACCAGCAGTTACTGTCTGTGCAACACCGTCTCCTGGCTCGTCAAAGTTATCTCCTGGAACAATCAATGAAGTTGGATTGTCAAGTATGACTGCCAACTCACTATTAGCAGCATCCCAAGAATAAATCCTACCTGCTTTACCAGCAGTTGTTGTGAATGCAGTTCCTAATGTTGTTGTAGCTGGAGCAGAAGCAAGTGTAAGAAGTTGATCAGCACCACGGTCTACTGCGACAATTGATACTGAGTTACCCCATGTACCAGCAGTACGTGCAGCAACAACTTCAGATGTTCCAACACCAGATACCCAGTCAGTATCATTCTTAATAAGAACTCCGCTACCATCTGAGGTAGAATTGAGAACTCCTGTTTCAGCACGAACTACGGCAAGTTGACCACCATATCCTAAAAACTCATTTGCTACCAACCAATCTTCAGCGTTTGAATCGTTGGGTGTACCAAATATACCAGCGAATTGCTTTTGACTGGTTACGGATGTGATTTGTCCGATTGGTCCTTTCTGAAAAGATGACGCAAACGCAGCTGTTAATGCTGAATTTCCTACTATAGTAGTATTCGTTAGGTCACGTTCTCTAAGAACTACACCAGGCGAGACTTGACTTGCCATGTTTTACTCCTCTGATAATTCCAAATTTATCTGTAAGTATTTAGAATATCCAGTAAGTCAAGAAGTCAGCAACCCTTAGGGGGTATTCAAATACCCCTAGTAATTCCACATGTATGATACTTCTTCTTGGGAGTCACCATAAGCCCAAAGCTCACCATCTCCATCAATGAATGTATCATCACCAAATCCATCATCTACGAAACCAAAAGGAGCCATGTCCTGTTCTATCTGATCTCTCTGTTCTTCATAAATTCTTCTTCTGACATCTTGATCTGTCATCTCTTTAAAATACTCTTGCATGACTAACCAAGCAAAGAGTACAAGACACATCACTAGATCATCATGGTATCCATCATCTGCTTCCCAACACTGTTTTCGTTGAATGAATGTTGTAAG